CACGGTGATCGACAGCCGCGTGACGGCACGGCGCAGCTCGGTGCGCAGCCGATCCTCCATGCCCTGCAGGCGCGCCAGGACGGCCTCGCCGCGAATGCTGACGCTCAGGCCGTCGCTCATACGGGCTCCATGCGGCGGTAGGGCCAAAGCATGTCCTTGACGCTCGCGCTCATGCCGCGGTCGCTGTAGCTGATCGACTCGTTCGCCAGCGTCTTGCTGTTTATACCGAGGTTATCGCGCTGCTTGAGGTCGATGCCGACCATCTCGACGCACGCCTGCTCGACCGGGCCGGGGACGTACTGATAGGCCATTGTCACGCGCACGCCGCTGTTGCTGGCGTTGAAGGTGTAGGTGCCGGCGGCGAAGGTGTACTGGCCGGCGACGGGCGCGTTGGCGACCTCCGTCAGCGTAGCCGCGCTGGCGACGTTCGTCACCGTCAGGTTCGTGACCGCCCGCCCGCCCGTGGTCGGCGTCAGTGTCGGCGTGTTGGCCGCGGGTATGTAGGCCGTCTCGCTGTCGGCGTAGCCGGCCTCCCAGCTGCACACGACGGACTGCCGCGTGTACGGGAAGCGTCGGCCGCCGGTCAGGAAGATCGTCGTGTCGTCGTGCGTGTAGCCGGCGACGATGCCGTCGGGTGATGCCGCGATCTCGGTGCCGTTGATCGACAGGAAGCTGATCGACAGGATCGGCGCCTCGGGCAGCGTCAGCATCGCCGTGCCGGTGCCATTCAGCCGGCGCAGCGTCGTCGTGACGGCGGGGAAGCGGCGCGCGCAGAACTGCTCGACCGAGCGCGACTCGCGCGCGATGAGGGCCGCGATCAGGCTGTCCTGGCCGCTCGTCGTGATCGCCAGGTATGCCTTGACGGCCGCGACGGTTGCCAGGTCAGCCATCGGCTCACGTCACTTCTTGGCGGGCGCCTCGGGCGCTTTCACCAGGCCGTGCGCTGCCAGGTCGGCCGCCACGTCCTTCGGCACCGTGACGCAGCGATCGCTGTCGGCGTCGACGGTGAAGCCGCGGGCGCTGATGCTGGTGCCCATGCCGGGCGGCAGCTGCATCTTGACCATCGTCTGCTGAAATGGGTTCGCTTGCATGAGGTGTCACCTTGTCGTTGTTGGGGGGAAAAAGGCCCGGCATCGTGGTGGTCGATGCCGGGCAACTCACGTTGGCAACTGCTTGCCTAGCGTTACGGGGTCGGCGCGATGTTCGTGATCACGCCCTGCGACGGCGGGAAGTAGTTCTGCAGCACGCCGTCCTCATAGACGCCGTACTGATACTTCCGCGAGGTTTGCGGCCACTCGATCTGGTAATAGTCGCGCCGCATGCGCATCTGCATCACGTTGGTCACGTTCGACAGCGGGTAGGGCAGCCGGGCGGTGGTGAACAGCATCGTGCCCGGGGGCATATTCGGGTGCAGCCTGATCTGCAGCTCCGTGTTGCCGTCCATGCCGTACTTGTTCAGGTAGCTGCGGGTGATGACCGCGCCGCCGATCACCTTGCCGGGCTCGGTGGCGAACACGATGCGCTGCGCGCCCGTGGTCGATGCATTGGCCGTCGCCGCGCTGATCGCGCCCATTTCCTGCGAGTTGACCCACAGCGTCGAGGGCGACAGGCGGTAGTTGTCCCAAAAGGACTTGAGCGCCGCGTCGATCTGCACCACGCCGCCCTTGCCGTCCGGTGTCAGCGGCGTGCCGGTGCCGGGGGTGCCGGTCGCCAGGGTCGACTGATAGCTGCCGAGCGATGACTGCGAGGCGAAGGTCAGGATGCCGTCGAACTCAAGCGAGTTGCGGCTGTCATCGGCCGACACCAGGGCGTTGAAGTTCGACTGCCCCGGCGACACCGTCGTTCCGGCCGCGGCTGCGGTGATCAGCGTACTGTTGATCGTCGTGATCGCGCCCAGCGTCAGGTTGCCGGCCGCCAGGCCCCAGAACCACGCATACGCCACGGCGCCGGGAACGGCGGTGACTGATGCGCTGATGGTGCTGACGTTCGAGCTGACCGCCGATGTGACGTTGGCCTGCGCCGACGGGCGGGCCGTGCCGCCGTTGATCGTGTCGCTCGATGCGTCCGCATTGGTGCGGGCGATCTGCTGCACGACGCCGGTGCTGACCGAGGCGAGCATATAGCCCTCGAAGGTCAGGGCGACGCAGCCGACGCCGTAGCTGACGTTGCCCGTCAGGGCACCGCCGCTGTTGGCGCTGGTCAGCGACGGGGTCGGCGTATTGCCGAGCGCCATCGAGCTGTTGCCGCCGAGGATGACCTTCTCCTCCGCGATCATCATCGCGCGCAGCAGGCCCTCGACCGCGAGCGCCTTCACGTCCTCGAAGTTCTCGCCGCTGTAGTCGGCCTCGAACGTAACCGTGTCCTCAAGGCCGAGGCCCTTGTAAGCCGCGGTGTAGTCGGCGGTCGCCGTCGTGATGATGCCGCCGCGGTTGCCGCCGCTGACGCCTGGCAGCACGCTGGTGCTGTTGACGCCGGTCACGGCGCGCCAGTTGGCCTGAATGCCGCCCTTGCCGCTGACGCGCGGAATCTCGTTGCGCAGCGGGGTGATGACGGGGTACAGCTTCTTCGACGGGCCTTCGAGGTCATAGGCGGTGATGCCGCTGACGGCGCTGCCGCTTTGCGTCCAGGCCTTCGCCAGCTCGCTGTTCGGCATGCCTTGGGCAGCCTTCAGCAGGGCGAGGGTTTCGTTTGTGGTCTGTGCATTCATGGTCGGTGCTCCTTCGTGGGGGCAGGTCAGGTCGATCGGGTGGTGTAGGGGTTGCGGGGGTAACGGGTTACTTGCGCAGCGGCTGGCCGCCGGTTTGGTGGAGTGACTTGATCAGGCCGGCGGCGACGTGCGCGTCGCCGAGGTCGTCGACGATCGGCTGGGGCTCGACCGCCTTGCGCAGCGGCTCGGCCGTCGGGGTGTCCTCGGTCTTGGCGACCGCGCGCAGCGCGATGCGGGCCGGCGCGGGCTGCGCGCTCAGCTTGGCGATCTGCGCCTTCGCGTCGTCCAGCGCCTTCGACAGCGGCCCGGTAGCGGCGGTGACGGCATCGGCGACCATCTTCTCAAGCGCGCCGGTGTCGACCTTTGCCAGGTCGCCATCAGGCGCCGCCTTGTCAGCTGCCGGCGCGCATGCGGCGCCCAGCTCGACGGTCATGTCGTGGATTTTCTTGATGCGCCCGAGGTCGGCGCCGCTGTTGCGGGCCCCCACCTTCGCCAGCGCGTCAGCCAGTGCGGCCTCGACCTTCTCGATCGACTCGTCGCTGGCAGCCGTGGCGGCCTTCGCCAGCTTCTCGGCCGGCTCGTCGCCGTCGGGCTCGCCCGCTGCAGCTGCCGCGGCCTTGGCCTTCTTGGTCGGCTTGCCGTCGGGGCCTACCTCCTCGTCGCCGTCGGGCTCGGCCTCGCCGTCCTTCTTGGCGTCGATCTTGTCCTGAATGAATGCAGGCACCGCCTTGGTGATCAGGTCGGCCAGCGTCAGCCCGTGCTCGTTCATCAGCTTGCCCAGCTGCGCGACCTCGTCGGCGGTTCCGTTCACGGTCACGTCCTCAGCGTCGGCGGCCGGCGCGGCATCGGCCGCGGCCTGCTCGGGCTGGGCCTGAAAGTCAACCTTCTGCAGCGTGCCGTCGCCCTTCTGCACCTCGAAGAAGCGGGCCGACGGGATGCACGGCCGATCGACCAGGCTGCCCTCGGTCGGCTTCGCGGTGTACCGCGTCACGTCACGGCCGTCGGCCTTCTCGACCTTCTTGTCGCCGACGTAGCTGCCGCCGATCGAAAAGCCGGTGTAGACGCCCTCAAGCACCTTCTGCCACTCGTTGTCGTCGACGACCTTGGCGCATACGTCGATGGCCTTCTCGGCGTCGTTGAAGTCGATCGCGGTGAACTTACCCGCGGCGACCTTGCCGTGCATCGCCCGCAGGTTGCCGAGCGACTGCCCGCCGGTGTCGCGTGCGATCTCCTCCGACCACTTGACGAAGTGCGGCTTCGATGTCGCGTAATCCATGATCTCGTCGGCCTTGTCGACCGCCTCGGCGGCGAGCCGCCCGAACACCAGGCGCTTCGCCTCATCGACCTTGCGGATTTGCGCGAACAGGTTCATGGCAGCAGCCCCCGTGCATGAGATGCCGGCAATCTAGTCGGCAGTGCGTCATGCGCGGGCTACCGCGGGGCGGGGAACGGGTGAATTTGCCACCCCGCGCGCTGGCGTCATGCACCGGATGCGTTGCGTGATGCCGCACGGCCCCGCGGCAGGCAGCCGCCAGGCGCCAGGCGCCGCCCGCTGTAGCCTTTTTATAACGTATTACATTTATTTTTTGTCGGGCCCGGAATGTGGCTGTTTATGTAGTACATTATCAGTGTGATGAACGAAGCAACCAAGGAGCCCAACATGGCAACGAAGATCACCGTTAAGACCAGCGACGTAGACGGCAGCTCGACCCGCCGCTACAGCACCGAGGCAGCAGCTGTCAGGCGCTTCGAGGAAATGTCGGGCCTGACGATCGCGCAGGCGATGGCTGAGCAGTATTACAGCTATGTCGACGCGCAGAAGTCGCCCCCCGCCTTCGCCGACGTGCGCGTGCTGCGCGCGGTATCGAACTACGGCACGGTCGTGACCCTTGAGCGTTTCCCGCTCATGTACTGACCGGCCGCAGGCACCCCCCCCAACCAGCAACCAGGAGAAAGCACCATGACGATCAGATTCATGAAGCACTACGTCACCGACGGGGCAGTCAAGGCCCGTGTGTTCTACAGCCCGGGGCAGATATACCGCGACCCGGCGGCAGGCGCGGCCGGCGGCCTCGTCCAGTGCGTCACGCTGTATGCCCGCGGGTATGACCGCGCGCTCGGCAAAATCTTCGCCGATCGGTACATCAACGACACCGACCTGATGACCGATTACTTCGATCAGGGCCGCGTGCGAATCTACACCGACGACCCGCTGTATCCCGCGGTCATGGCGCGCATTGCGCAGAACGCGGCTGACAGCGACGAGCGCGAGGCCGCAAAGCGTGGCGGCTTCAAGTCAGTCGCCGCGCTGCGGGCCTGGCATGCCGAGGCCGAGGAGGCGCTGAACGACCCGAACTATGTCGGCGCCCGCTGCCACTACTGACATGAGCGCCACACAGCTATTCGCTGCCGCGGCGCTGGGCACCGCCGCCTACCGCGCCGGCCGGCCCTGCACCCCGGCGCACGACCCCGCGCTGATGGCGATGCTGATCGGCCGCGAGGTCGGCGTGACGCCGCCCGGCGAGGCGCCGACAACCGCGCTGCTCGATGCCTGGCTGTGGGCCTGGACGGCAGCGAACATTTCCCAACCCGTAACTGAGGAGAAAGCGACATGACGAACATCAGGCTGCAGGGAACAGATCGCTGCGACAACGTCTGCTACCTGGTCATCAGGCCGGGCGGCGACACGCGGCTAATGACAAAGGACACGACGCTGCTCGCACTGAGCAACATTTGCGCGAACGCGGCGCTGTTCACCTTCGCGCTGCAGGACGTTACCGAGATGGCCGTCGGGTATGACGAGCTGCGCGCGCGCTGCCTGGCGCTGGCGCGGGTGTATGCGGCCGGGTTAGCGTGGGAGCTGCTGCCATGAGCGCCGTCGTGATCCTGCCAGGCGGCGCCTATCGCCTCTGCAGCTCGACCGGCGCGCTACAGCATGCGCCGGTGCTGATCGCCGGCGGCATCGACGAGGGCGACTGGTACAGCTGCGACAGCAGTGCCGACGAGCCCGCGGAGTGCGTGATCGCGCTGGCCCACCTGCGCGGGCCGGAGCTGCTGGCGGCGCTCAAGCAGTGCCTGCCGATCGTCGACGCGCACCGGCGCGCAGCGCGCGGCGAGGGCGACATTGCGGCGATGAACGCGCGCGCCTACATCGACAACTGCAGGGGGCCGGCATGAGCACCGCACGCAGATTACGCGGCCCGCTGGTCAGGGCCCGCGTCTACAGCGACGACCCGCGTGCTGACAGCATGTATGACGCCGACTATCGCGCCGAGCTGGCCGAGGCGCGCGACGCATGGTGGGCCGCCTGGCCCCGGGCCTGCCCCGGGTGCTGCGGCTGGGGCGGCCGGGTGACGACCGAAATGCACGGCTTCCGATCGGGCCCCGGCGAGCACCTGTTCACCCTCTGCGGCGTGCTCGACGACACGACCTGCCACCGCTGCGGCGAGCCCGGGCTGACCGAGGCGGGCACCGGGCCGTGCACCGCCTGCGGGTGGGACTTCGACGACGGGCAGCCGGCATGAGCGCCGCGCTGTGCTGGGTCGGTCGCCGTGGCCCGTGGGGTCGCAACGTCGCATGGACGCACCCGGCCTACCCGGGCCTTGAGGTGCGCCACTGCGGGCACCCGACCGCGCTGCGGCCGTATTACATCGTCGGCCTGCTCGGCGAGCTTGGCTGCTACCGCCGGCTCGCGCACGCCCAGCGCGCTGCCGTGATGGCGGTCGACTGGGTTGCTACCGGCGGCGGCCGGCAGCTGAGCGAGGACGAGTGTCGCCGCCTGCGCCTGCGCGCGCAGGGGCTGCCGCTGCACTAGGCGCGGCCTTTTCGCTACACGCGAAAAAAATACTTCTTGCTTGGGTTGTTTATGTAGTACATTAAGTATGTGACGACAGCAACCACCAAGGAGCCCCCGATGAGCAACGTGAACCTCAACAGCGTCGGCGCGCAGATCGCCAGGCGCGACTTTTCAGCGGCGACGATCGCCGGCCTCGCTGCCCGCGGTATCGCGCTGATCAGCGTGCAGGCCCTGCCCGTCGCTGACAGCTGGATCAACGTCGACCGCGGCTTCGTGGTCGACGACAACGACACCTGCCGCGTATGGACGCACGCGCAGGTGATCGCGGCAGCCGGCGCCCGGGGAGCAGCATGATGAAGATCGAACTCCGCAATGGCACGACAGGCCCGTCGCACGACCCGTACAGCGCCGAGATGCTGATCGTGCGCCGCGACGACGGCAGCACCGTCAGGCACTACAGCGACGGGCTGGGCGCGATCGAGGTAATGGTCGGCGGCTCAGTCGTGTATGAGTCGACGCACGGCGACGATCGCCTGGTCAGGCTCAAGGCGGCGCTGCTTTTCAAGCGCGCGGCCGGCATCACCCCAGCCGACGCCATCGCCGCCTACTGGGCCGGCTACATCGACGACCCGATGGGCAGC